GTTTACAACAATAACTTTTACATAATGATCTTTGTATTTGGTAACATCATATTTGCTATAATCATTTTGAGAATCATCATAGTAAATCTTTTTAAATAATGTAAAAGGATTCACGATACGTTCTAATTCTCTAGTTGCAGTATCAAATATATGAAATCCTTTTTGATCATCACAATCATTCCAATAAATTTCATAAGGTGTGCCTAGATAGTATATCTGACCATCATCATTTTTATGGTGAAAGTGTCCACTGAATACAGTTTCAAATCTTTTAAAACTTTCCTTATCCCAACCACCTTCAGAAACTATACCTTGACTATTCATTGGAAAACCAGCAATTTCTAAGTGACCCATAAGAATATCAGATTTAGCTGTATTTAATTCTTTTATAGATTCGTCATAATTGTTTGCATTTATCCAAGGCATTAAGAGTATAGGTGTTCCATCAAACTCTACAACTTTAGGGCCAGTATATATTTTACCATACCCAGCAAGTTCTTCCATAGAATTTACTTCACTTGTATTTTTATAATACGTATCATGATTACCAACAGTAATATGTAAATCTATATTAAGTTCTTTAAAACGATTTACAAAACCTTTTCTAAAATCTGTAGCTGTTTTATATGAAACATACTTACGCCTATCCATAACATCACCCATATGAATACAGGTAGTTATACCTCTTTCTACTAATGTAGGAAAGAATACTTCTTCATAGAATTTAAAGAAAAAATCACTAAAGTTTTGATTGTCATTGCGAGCACCAAAATGCGTATCAGTTATAATCGCAATTTTCAATCGTGGCCTCTTTCAGCTACCATATCAATTTCGTCTTCCATAAAATTTTCTAGTCCTTTTTTGGCAGCTGGTATTTTTTTCTTTGGTTTATAAACATCTTCATCTGGAAGCATTACTGTAGGATCAAAACCAACAACAGAATACCCAGTATCATCTCCAGGCATTGTAGTCCAAGATTCATAATTTGCAGTCTCTATCAATTTATTTCTGACATGAGTTTGTTTCTTTTCTTTTGCAATCCTTCTAAGAAAAGCATAGTATATAATTTGTGTGAAATACGCAAAAGGATTCTTAGATTTCTCTGGATTAAAGTTCTGGGCATATTGTAAACAATTCTCAATACCATCAGATACCATTTCTTCTCTATATGTATAATTTATAAAGTTAGGTCTGTATGCTAGATGAGTTGCAATTTTTAAAAAACACTCTCCAATATAATTTGTAACTGGTGGTTTTGGTGTTTCTTTTTTATCATCAGTCCACTTTTCTCGCCAATCAATCATTGCTTGCAGAAACACTTTATTATCTACGTAATGAGGCTTTGTTTTCTTTTCAGCCATTAGATTTAAATCTCCTTATGAGTATCATTATCCTTAATATAGACTACTGAAACACTTTTGTCAAGGAACTTAAAATATTATCTTTATTTAAAAAGGGAATTGACAATACCTATAAACCTGTATATACTCAACTATGTTGAGGGGTTAATGAATAAGTTTATTATCTAACTCTAGTTCTGCTAATAGTTCATCATATATTTCTTCATCAGTATATTCTTCTTCAAATGATTTTGATTCAGAATTATGTTCATCTTCTAACCAAGCTTCCATTTTTCCTATGAAGTATTCATAATATCTAGATAGTCCTATCGATGCAGATGCCATTGTGATTATTGTAGATTTTCTAATATTAAAATATTTTTGTTCTGTGTATGGTTCAATCCAACGACTTAAATTTAAAGAGTCATTATCGCCTCTACGTATATCTGTTCTTTGAGAAACAATAGTCATAAGTAAAGGATTTTGTATTTCTATATCTTTATTATTATCAGCTGTTAAAGATGCAATAATAGTTTCACCGTTAGTTAATTTAATAACTTTATAAGAAATATCATTTCTTTTAGAATTGTGCATATTAAACTCCTACACCTTTCATAAATGTTATTATAGAAGGCCCAAATATTGAAACTCCCCATATTAATAAACCTAGTGTTAATATAGATGCAAACATCCATTTATTAGATGTTTGAGTTGTTGCCATTTTTAAAGCCAACATTTCATTACCCAACACTCTGATACTTACTTCAAAATCTTCTGATTTTTCATCACTCATAATTTTACCTTACTTATATCATAATCGAATTGTTCTTCATTATATATATTTAGTCGTTCTGTAAAATGATTTAAAGTAAAGTTTCTTCTGTCATTATAACTTATATCATCTGCAATATCATACACTAAAACAGAATCTTTATTTGATGATGTACGCAGCCCTCTGCCGATGGATTGCAAGACACGTATTTTTGATTTAGATGGACTTGCAAGCACGATGTTGTGAATATTACGAATGTTAATACCAGTACTAAAAGTTCCATATGATGCGATAGTCGTAGACTTAGTTTGTTTCTCAACCAACCCTCGTATCTTTTCCCTTTCACTTGTATCAGTTCCCCCATAAACAAAATATACATTTTCACAATCTTTCATTTTATCATTCAATATTTTACCATGTTTTTCTACTAGCTGATAAAGACATAAAGTATTACCGTTAAGATGGCGTAATAGATTAACTACAAAATCAGTTCTTTTTTCATTAGTAACAAGATATTCCAGTTCTTCAGCATAAGTCATTTTCTCTCTAATACTATCATGTTTAAGTATAACACACTTAATTTTTAAATTAGCAAGAGTATTTTTATCAATAAGTTCTTTTGTTGTAACTACTTTTTTAACTGCACCAAATAGTCCCTCTAATACTAATTGGTGTGTCTGTGTACCGTCTAGCGTCCCTGTAAGACCGAATCTATACTTACATTGGTTTAACTTAGTCATAATACCTGTAAGTGATTTTGCTTTAAACATATGAGCTTCATCACCGATTACACACCCAAATTGATCAAAATACTTTCTTGGCATTTTGTAGATAGATTGCCATGTTGATATTACAACATCTTTTTCAATCTTTGTTGTGTATCCTTGATATATCTTTTGACAATGTTTATCAGAGTCCCAACCATAATCTTTAAAGTCTGTGTACATCTGTTCTACTAATGAAGTGGTAGGTACAAGTATAAGAGTTTTTAAACCCTTCATTTGGTAGTAACGAACCAGAGAATATATTATTAATGACTTGCCACTAGCAGTAGGAGAAACAAGAAGAGCACGATTTCTTGCCAAAGCATGGTGGACAGCATCAACTTGGTAATCACGGATTTTGAGAAATTTTCCTTGTGATTTCGGTTTGAGGCTTTCGATGTAAGCTCCAACGTCCTTACGAACAACATTCCGCTCATTTTCTACTCCTTTTTCTATTATATATAAAATCTTATTACTATGACAAAATTTCTTTACATATGGTAATAATCCTACATAAATCTCACCTGTGTCTGTAGAGAATAAACGTATCTTCCCATCCCATATTCGATTACGATACATGGGCATAAACTTTGCGCCAGGCACTTCAAAGGTAAAGAAGGTATTAAGCTCTTCTTTTTCATGAGGTTCTAAGTCTTCTATAATTAAGTAAACTTCGTTCTTCTTTGATATTTTCATTACGGAGGCCCTAGTACCCAACCCACTATAGATTTTCTAACACCAGATTTTACTGGTCTTACTCTATGCCACATATGAGATGGAAATATTATAGTGTTTTGTTTTTTATTATCAAATGTATCATATCGTTTCTTGTCGGCTGGATTTTTTGTTTCAATGTCAAATTCACCACCTTCAAAATCATCATTCAGAATAGTGGAAAAAGATACTTTTCTAATCAATCCGTTTGGGTATGGGTTATCATGAATATCTCTGTGCCAACCGTATTCACCACCAACACCATACTCTGAATATTGTAATGGTTCTATATCAGTTAGCTGAATTACTGTTGTCTTATTAATAAGGTTGAATATTTCTTTACAGGTTTCAGTATCTTTAATAAAAAATATTTTTGAGTTTCTTTTTACCTTACCACTTTCTTCAGTGATAACACCATCTTCCAATATATTAGGAACAGAAAAACTTTTACTAATATTAGTATAATGAATCATATTCTCATCTTACACCATTCCAGCTTCAAACTTCTTCCATCCAATAGCGTGACTAACATCCCATCCACGATTATCAATGGATTTAATAACACCATCAATAAATTTAATGGTAATTTCTAGATAACTTATTTTTGCACCAAGAGCTATAATATCATCATCTGAGTTTATGTACATTGCAAGATCAGTTTTAAGAACTTTTAAATCAAATGGTTTTGTTGCATAAATTTTTGCATCTGATTTACCACCATAGTACTCCCACTTAGCTCTATATAATTTTTGATAGTCACCTTTATTTCTTACGAGCAAAAGTTCATATCGCGTTTTATAGTCTAGCCATTTTGATTTAAGTTCTTGGTTTCTGTAGGATTCTTGATCTAAATGTTCTTGATCAGTAATAGGTAGGTCTGTGGATGCTTGTGTCTTCAATTCGTCTAATGTCATTATATACTTTCTTAAAAAAATTGAGCAGAGTTTGATTACTCTCTTTTGATTATATTGACCCTAGTGAGTTGCAACGAGTATTCACTAGATCATTAAGTCTAAGATTTGATAATATACTCTAGCATATCAAATCTCTGCTCGTAGTTATTTATATCAACTAATTGTTTCAATTTCAAAAAGTTGATATGCAAATGTAATTTCTGCTGTTAAATATTCAACATCTGTTGCAGCTTGATTGTAAGATAACCCTGTCATTGCAATTGGATATATGTCTCTGAAAAATACATTTACGATTGGATTATTTTTGTTTGATAAAATAGTAAGTGTTGCATCAGAAAATAATGCATTTGTAGAAGTTGGCTTTTGAACATCACCAATATCGTTAGATTTAACAGCATTAGCTGAAGGTGTGTTAGATGTATTAGATTTAAATTCGCTAAACTGTGTTCTGTTTTTAGGAAAACCAATGGCAGTCATCCATTCGTGAATACTTAAATAGTTTTCAAGGTATTCATCAACAATAAAGGATACTGAAAGGTTGTCATATGTAAGTTGATCACCCATCATTGGAATTGATTTGAATGGAGTTGGTACTATTACATCAGATAAAGCAATAGCAGGTATAGTAGCGGCAGTTGAAAAGAACTCCACTTTTGGTAACTGGTGAATACCAAACTTAAACTGAGTAGGACTAGCATAATCTAGTTTATCTGGTTGCCGTTTTACTGATGCCATATATTTACCTCTAATACTATTTATAACAAAAAAAAGGGGAGCTCGAAA